AAGGCACTCTTTGGGGCTTTTCGTCGTGTGTTTGGCTATGCTGTGGTGCTCAAGGGCATGAATGCCTCTCAGGTTGGTATGGCTCTGTGGGAGAGTTGGAGCATGTTCAAACGACCTGTTGCTGTTGGATTGGATGCCAGTCGGTTTGATCAACATGTCAGTGTTGAGGCTCTTCGGTGGGAGCATTCGGTATACAATAGTGTATTCAAGTCGCCTGAGCTTGCTCGTCTACTCAAACAGCAGTTATACAACAAAGGGTACGCTCGTACAGACGGTCATTTGGTCAGGTATACCACGCAAGGTTGCCGCATGAGTGGTGATATAAACACTAGCATGGGTAATTGCCTCCTCATGTCATGCATGGTTATTGCTTATTGTGAGGCCGTTGGTGTTAGACATCGATTGGCCAACAATGGTGATGACTGTGTGTTGATTGTTGAGCTTGGCGATCTGCACAAGCTGGATGGGATTGACAGGTGGATGCTGGAGTTGGGATTCACGTTAACACGCGAGAAACCAGTGACAGTGTTTGAACAAATTGAGTTCTGTCAGTGTCATCCTGTTTGGACAGAGTCTGGTTGGCGCATGGTTCGTAGCATCCATACCGCTCCCAGTAAGGATTGCGTTAGCATTCCAGGCTGGTCCGACATGGAGGACGTCTATGCATGGGCCAGAAACATCTCTGCTTGTGGTTTGTCACTGACACGCGGTGTGCCAGTGTGGGAAGCCTGGTATCAGCGACTTGAGCGTATAGGACGTCTGGGTGGTGGCAAACGGGGTGGATCACTTGAGGAGTCAGGTATGGCTTACATGTCTGCTGGGGTTGTGGGCTGCAAGATTACGGATGAGAGCCGCATGTCGTTTTACCGTGCATTTGGCTTGACACCGGATATGCAGATAGCACTTGAGCAGGAATATAGTGAGACGTACACTCTCAGTGAGATCACCCCCATGACGTCACCCCACGTCAAGGCAATAGACAAACAAACAAATACCCTGGCAACATGGCAAGAGGTAGATACACACCTAACCCCGTGAAGGGTGGCATTAAGAGGCGGAAGCAGCCGCAACCTTCCCTCACACCCATGAATTCGGACACTGCTGTTGTGCGTTATAATACAGTAGGTGATAATATAGAGACTAATGGTACTTACTCAGCTTATGCTGGGTATCGTATGTATATTCCGGGCAGCATCAGTGGGTTACCACCTCTAGCTCCTGGACCACGCATTGTAGCCAATTACTCAACTGCAAAGTTCCTCCCAGGAACCAATGTTCGCTGGGAGCCATCAGTTAGTTTCACTACTAGTGGTAGAGTTTATGTGGGGTTTACTGATAACCCTGAGATCATGTCAGACCTCATAGCTCGTATTGCCACATTTAATTCAGCACCTACCGGTCCTGCATACCAGAGCGTGGCCGCAATAGTGAAGAACTTTGGCAATGTTGTCAGTTTCCCAGTGTGGCAAGAGACAACAATACCAGTTCCGTCACGCTTACGTAGAAAGCGGTTTGACACAAATGCCAATTCCACATCTGACCCTGACATCCTTGACAGGTCAGCTCAGGTTGGCATGTTTATGGTGGCTGATGGTGTTGGTACATTGAACACATTCTTAGGCAGTTTCCACTATCATGACAGTGTTGAGGTTGAAGGTGTGACTGTTACAACTACTTAGTGTTTGCGGATACTGGCAGCTGCGTTGTGTAGGAAATCTGGAGTGGAGTTCGACAAGACGACCAGGGGTGGTCCATAGCTGGGTCCTAGTGGCCTAGAGTCTTGAGACTCCAGATTGTAGCAACGTAGATACACGACCAAAGTCTGGGGTTCCAACCTCAGGCAGGGCGGTGCGGTGTAGGAGAC